AAAACCAAGCGCAGACGCTCTCGAAGATACATGAGACCCAAGAGAAAATATACGATCAAAAAGACCAAGAAAATGAAGAGGAAGAGAAAACACTAGCACAATAGGATACACACTTTAATCCTTATCCGGAACATTCGCACATAATGACCGATGCATAAATGTGATTAACAATATCAATACTGCTGTCAATATGCGAAAATTAAAACGGGATTGTACCCATGGAATTTGGTATATTGCTGCCGAGAACAACATCGTGATTACGATATCTATTATCACCATACTGCCTATGCGATAAGAACGTATTCCTCTTCCATGAATACCGATCATATCTTGATATACATTACATAAATCAACTCCCATCTTTGACATATAGAGAGACAATTATCTCTCTATGTATCATATATTATAACTATGTTACGACCCGCGACGAGTGATAATACATATATGGATATTAACGCAAGAAAGCGCCAAGAACAACTAGACATATTCTACAATACTGGTCGCAGAATTCATAAGGTTACCGCAGACACCATGCACCTGAAGGAGTTTCGTTCCAGTCCTAAAGAGATAGAATATCCAGACTGGAACCATTCGACAAAATACGGCAGCGACTGCGACCGAGGCGGTCAACGCTGGAAAATTGATAGCACTCATATAGTTACATCAAATAGACACATCATGTCTCGCAACGCATCCGACATAGAACCGGGATACAAAGGGATCATGGATTTAGATTTAACAGACATCCCACATAAGTTTAGAAAACAAGCAATTGATCAACACCATAATGACATCGAGGAATACAAACGCGAACAAGCAGACCGCCCCGAGCGGTCGAGATATGAATATACCGTAGAACGGTCAGAACGTATTCATCATCAGGACGCTATTGCGGCGGACAAAAGGAGACGTGACGTAGCCGAAGCGCAACGCTTGCGCGACGAACGTTTTACAATAGGCCGACGTAAGTTTATTACACAACAAACAAGTCTTATGGATGATGATATATCCTTATCAGATAACCACAACAAATAAACGGTTCATCTTCATCTAAAAAGGGACTTATTTTTTATCTTTTTTTCCATTGTTCCATTGTAAAAACAATATTAATAACCCTAATACCACATATATTATTGGTAAAAGTTCTAATATTGGAGTGTTGAGGTTTTCTTTATTATTCAGTTGATTATTTAATTGATTATTTACAGTATGATATTGTACTGTACTTAATATGAGCATTATTAGTCCAAATATAACTATCCACCATTTCTTAAATACTCCAGCCAAAGCAGCTATCCCAAAACCGGTTCGCATATAAGCTAAATAAGTTCTTTCATTTGCCATTTTTGTTCTTTTTATTGCTAATTCATATGAATTTTGTTCTTTTTCCATTACGATTATATATATATTACACTTTATTTTTTCTCTCTAGAGTTCAATTACCAATGTCTGAATCGGATCTTGCACAACAGTACGCTACCGAACTCAAAACGACTACGTTGGCCGATGTTCGTCGTGAATGGGACAAAATTAAGGCAATGAATTTAGAAGAACTAGAGGCGCTGACTGGACGGAGCAAACTCGGGTGCAATATTGTGGATCACTACTTTTTTGCCGAGCGCCTTATCACAGTAGGTAAGAAACTAATTAATTTTTTGGAGTTTGTTGAGAATATTGAGTACTACAAGACCAAAAAATATATACAGACATTGCTAACGTTTTGCGAGAAAAACAATCGATATTCTGGCAGCATGTTGAAGCGGTACTACTACATATACGGATTGTGTTTTGGGAGGATTAACGCTTTCAAAATAACCAACGCGCTTGCGATATACAAACGATATAACCCGTGTCGGGTTCTTGACCCGTTTGCGGGGTTCGGAGGACGGATGGTTGCATCAATGATGGCAAACATTGAATACCGAGGATACGATCTGAACGCCTATATGGAGGCGTCATACGCTCAACTATTAGACGATTTTTCATCTGATGGGGGAACTATATCTGTATCTTTTTGCGACTCTAGCACTATCGACTACGATGAACTTGCAAAAACGTATCCATATGACATGGTATTTACAAGTCCTCCGTATAAAAATATTGAGATATACCGCTACAGCAAAAAGCAAACTCCTATGTGGTGGGATGCATTTTATCGTCGCGTGTTTTCGGGAACGTACTCTGGATTAGCACCAGGTGGGTACTTTGTGATCAATATCAATGAGGAGGTATATCAAGAGTCGTTAGTATCTTTATTTGGAGAGTGTAGAGAGAAAATACTTCTGACAAAAACAAGAAAAAACAACTACAATGAATACATTTACATATGGGTCAAGCCTGACCTAAAAAGTTAGGTTAGAAATCCGCATCGAATTCAAACACGTCTTCATCACGTGTTTTCTCGGCAAGAGCATAATCTGAGACGCGACTCTCAAAAAAGTTGGTCTTCGATTCCAATGAAATCATTTCCATGAAGGCAAAAGGGTTGTTTGCATTAAAAATCTTTGCGCATCCCAACTGTACACAGAGCCTATCAGCCACGAACTTAATATAAGTACTCATCATATCAGCGTTCATGCCGATGAGACGGCATGGTAGAGCATCACAGATAAATTCAATCTCAATATTCACTGCATCGCGTACGATGGTATGAATAGTTTCATCGCTCAACGGTCGGCCGAGACGTTCATATAAAAGCACTGCAAACTCGGTGTGCAAGGCTTCGTCGCGCGAGATGAGTTCGTTTGAGAAAGTCAGTCCAGGCATAAGTCCACGCTTTTTCAGCCAAAATACGCTGCAAAATGCTCCCGAAAAAAATATTCCTTCGACGCATGCGAAAGCGACAAGGCGGGCGGCGAAGTCCGAACAACCAGCGTCCGTATCACTCGAAATCCATCGTTGCGCCCATCTAGCCTTCTTGGAAATGCAGTCAAACTCGTCCATTGCCCGGAAAAGTTTTGTTTTCTCAAGAGGATCCTTAATATAACTATCGATGAGCAGGCTATATGTCTCGCTATGGATGTTTTCCATTGACATTTGGAACGAATAAAACGCGCGAGCTTCTGCCAGTTGCACGTCACACATGAAGCGAGCAGCCAAGTTCTCAAGAACCAATCCGTCGCTCGCGGCGAAGAAAGCGAGAACCATACTAATGAAGTGTCTCTCATCGCTCTCGAGCGCTTCCCAATCAGCCGCGTCGTGGCTGAGGTCGATTTCCTCGGCTCTCCAGAAGCATTCGACCTGTTTCTTGTACATTTTCCAAATGGCATCATCTTTGATGGGAAAAAGCACGTATCGATCGGAGGTAGGCGTGAGGATCGCGGGAAGAACGGATTCCGAGGTTGCCATTCTGTCTATAGTTGGCCGAGAAATATATTTATACATTCGTCGGCGGTCGAAATATAGGATCACGTTTAGCCAAATGTAATAGTGTCTCTCTATACTATATACACAAGCATATGAGCAAGGGTGATATCCAACCAAAGATACCTTTTGTCGGCAATGCGGAAGAAAAAGATGAAAATGAGAAAAGAATAAAGTTTCTTCCAGCAGAGAACATGCGAACGATGGAACGCGGCGTTGCGGAACGAGACGGACAAATAGATGATCTACAGACACGTATCCATGCAAAGAGGTTTATGCTCCTTCAACGACGAAAAGCCCTAGAGGTTGCAGGGAAACAAAATCGCTTCCTTGCAGAAGTGAAGAAGGACTACGATCGGTATTACAATGCATTGGTTAAGCAAAAAAACGATCAAGTGGTCGCCATCGAGTACCTAACTAAGTACATCGACAATATCATTGAAGAGGAGGGATTAAGCGCCGAGAAGATCAGCGAGGCCAAGCGAGAACACAAGGAAATGCTGTCCGAGATCCGTTCTGTCAAGGAGAGTTTAGACGAAATCGTAGCTGCAGGAGGAATAGAATAGTAATGTTTATGATATCTATATAATATTTGCGTATTATATAGATATCATTTGTTTTTTGTAGAATATGGAAGACGTAGACAAATCCATAGCAGACCAGAATGTGATTATACAGTCGATGCTTACAAGCTTAGCACCCATGCGAGAACGTATTACTAAGTTGAATGCCCTCAACACTAGTACCAAGGCGGAGTTTTCCGATTCCTTTAAAGAAATTAACGGCAAAATGGCGACGATTAAGGAGTTGGTCGATAAGGCGAAAATTATTGAGAAAAACTGCAAGAAAACCCAAGACACTGTTAATAACCTCGTACAAGAAAAGAATGCCATATTGGAAGCATTGAAGAAAAAAGAAGAGGAGATCGGAAGTTTGACTGAAAGGTTGAAAAAGAACGAAGCCACCCATCTGGAAGACCACGACAAACTCAGCAAGCAACAGGTCGGACTCGCAGCGGCAAATCAAGCAAGTTTAGCCGCGAAAGATAGAGCGGACGCCAGTTTGGCTGCTCTCCAACAACAAAGCACTGCTGCGACACAACAACAGCAAATAGAGCTACAAGCGGCGCTGCAAGGGAAGACTGCAGCAGAAGAGGCGCAGAGGAGGGCAGAGCAAGAAGTTAAAAACACGAAGGACGCGCTCGGAACTAGTAAGCAACATGCAGCCGCCATGCAAAATCATATGAACAAACTTGGAGATTTAAAAAAGCACCAAGTCGACCTCACAGGAGCGTTAAACGCCCTGAAGGCGGAAATCGATGCAGCCAATGAAGATCTGGGTCAGCTTGATGCATCACATGTTCAGCATTTAGATGGTATTAAGAAACAGCTGGTCATGTTTGATAAAAACTTACAAGACATTATTGACTCAGAACCCCCTGTGGATGGTTCAGGTTCATCTGCTCCTCAACCACCCCCTGCGGCTGGCTCGGGTAATCCAATGGAAATGCAGAATCGAATCTTGAGCAGAACCGACGGCGACCGTGACAGTAATGTTCTCCCATCACAGCAAATACCCCTATTAAATGAGGGGGCAGAAAGCGTTAGAGATCCTACATTCGACGAACTCGAGGCGATGCGAGTACAACAACCCGATAAGTTCCGAAGTCTTCCATCAAATGTGAAACAGAAACATCAGACGGATACAATGAATCGCCAGTTTCAAGAAAACAAAGATAGACTATCAAACTTCAGCGGCGGTAAGGGTAAGGGTAGGCAGCGCGGCGGATACATCGCAGTCAAAAAGACGCGTTCGAAATCATCTTCTTCTTCCGGAAGACGTGGAACCAGACGTAGAAGCAGTTCCCGTTCCAGTTCAACACGTCGCAAACGTCACCGTGGTAGTAGCAGTAGCACCCGCAGCAGTCGCAGGTAATTGAATAAAAATACAATAAATAGCTTGCTTATTATTTAGCAAGCATTTAACCCAGCCATCATGCCACGTAGTCCAGGCATTTCTTGACATTCGAGTGGCCACTTTCCAGAGCGTTCGCGCTGGTGGATTGCTTGTGCATCGCACCGTTTTCGCAGTATCTCCTTGCGACGTGCGCATACGTTTTTCCATGTTCGCTGTAGCAGTCGGATCCATACAGTCTTTAGAATGACCACCATCTCGTCACCTGGCAAGATCATGGTCTCCCCAATCTGTGGTCGTGCAAGAGAACTCATTGCTGCATATATGTTTCTTGCGCCCACATCCTGTGGCCATATGTCAATGTTTGATTCGCACATAGCGCGCATTTTGGTACGTAGCATTCGCGACATTTGTCGAACCATCTTACTTTCTTTAGGCATTGCATTTTTTGATTTATGAATACATAAGAAGTGTTGTCTGATTTCGGGAGTGCTTTCTGCTTGGTCGAATCCATATGTCGGATGGTGAAGCGACGCAACGACCAGACTGAATCGAGGGGTATTATTGTATGTCATGTCCTTTAACGGATGTGGGGATTGTTGAGAATAGTCTAGTCAATGATATTCATTCAATTTTGTAATCTTCCTATGTAGCCTTTTTCGATATATATTTTTGTTGGTAGTATACATAGTATCGATAATGGTAATGCACATTAAGACTCCCAAGATTGTCCGTACTCTTATGGAAAGTAAGATGGCGCTCTATGTCCTTGTCGCTCTCTCTGTGATGAATGTTTTAGGATACATGATGAATAACTGTGCGCGTGCCGTAGTGTTTTTCTTCCTCGTTGGCGCCGTTGCGTACGGTTTTACGCATAACATGGTTGTCATTTTGTCGTCCGCCTTGGTCTTTACTACGATTCTTGTGACTTGTGGTGGTGGCAGTCCTCTTGCTCACAATTCTCATCATTATGTTGAGGGAATGAAAGTAAAAGATGAAAGTAAGGATTCTGAACATCCCGATGATACGAATGATGATGGGGGGAATTCTGACGATTCTTCTAATGATTCCACCACTGGAATGGCCACTGGCGACGATGCTGATGCAAAGAAAGAACCCGCTGGTGCAACTGCTGCTCCTGCCGCAGCGCCTGCTGATAAAAAGTGTGCCGAAGGACAAAAGATGAACAAGGAGGGTACCTGCGTTGACGCAATGACCACGGTTTACAAGAAGAACAACCGTATTGATGCCGCAGCCACTGTCGAAGATGCATACGATGATCTTAACAAGATCTTGGGTAGCGATGGTATGAAGAACTTAACTAAGGACACACAGAGTCTTGTTTCTCAGCAGAAGGATTTGACCGAAGCCATGAAGGGTATGGGGCCTCTGGTGGAGCAGGCTTCGTCCATGATGAAGCAGATGGGAGGTACCGCTGGAATTGGATCCATGTTGAAGAAGTTCGGTGGCGATGCTGCCCCTGTAGGCAAGACCAACTAAGTTTAGAAGTAACAGCGTAGAGAGAAAGACCTTTGATGAATATTATATGCACATAGTATATACTATTTACCAATTAGAATGCCGAAGAAATGTCTACCAGGAGTTATTTGTATTGAAAATGCTACGCTACTTTTCATTGTAATTTTGTGCGCCATCGCGGGGTATTTCATGTATTCGTCCAACGCGCGGTCATCGAGTTCTCTCTATAATCGTTCCCAACATCAGATTCAAGTTCAACCGCAGGTGCATATACAACCTCCATCTCAGTACGATATGATGATGAGACCAGTTGATGGTCGCGACGTGTTACTTGACCCACATACGCCGCCTATGAACCTTGGATATACTCAAAGTTCAACGCCTCCCATGCATCCTGCTGTTCCACCTGGTAGGATGGCTGTAAATGTGGCGACCAATGGGGGTCACAGACAGTCTAATTACACCCAAGTGGGTATTCTTACTCCCCCAGGTGGTGGCGGCGGTGGTAATATTTTAGCGCTTATGGGTCGCCAGTTACACACTTCCAGACAAAAATGGCAATATTATACTATCAGTGATAGCAATAACAGTGTCAAACTTCCTGTCAGTAAAGCAGGACGTTCATGTACTGGCGATCAAGGATGTGACGAGATTAGCGGAGGTGATACTGTCTATGTGGAAGGTTATAATCAAGCGTTTAATGTTACGATGTATGATAATGATTCTATGTCCTACATCCCATATTTATAATTATCTTACTTATAATGTATAAGTATCATATCATGAATAACATAATTTTAGACGACCCACAGACTTCTGATAGTGCATTTTTACAGTTTATCAATAACCCAAGCACCACAAAGAAATACGTTACTAAGGGTGCTGGTGGTTTTGGTTGGGAGATTGAAAACAACGAGACAACTCCATACACAAGCATCTCTCCACAAGGTACTTTGGTAAAATACACCAAGGTCTTCTTGAAGATTGTTCCAGTTAGCAAATCTGGTAGTTTTAGTGGCATATTAACAACGCCATCGGAGGATTTTATATCTGAACGAGATATCCAAACAACTCTATTCAAGAGGTCAAATTACCAACTAGATCCGATTTGCCCCCCAGTAGTATTCTCAAGTATATTGACCAATGAACAAGGTCAACAGTTGTTAACCAAAATCAATCCACGTAATGTAAACTCCCCAACCAGTATGGATTTCAAAAACAAACCTGAAGTGCAGATGGGTATTATCGCCATGGGTTATACAACAAAGTACCGTACATTGACAGAGACTTCTCGGAATGCGCCTATTATGATACAAAATAGGTATAAATATATGGCAGCGTATCGTCTTATCCAACTTTATGACATGGGATACATGCATGGAGATTTTTCTATAGCAAACATTGTTATTGATACAGATCATATCTATCCAAGTATCGTTTCGAATGAAGGATCGAAACCTTCAGTTGGACATGTATTGCTAATAGATTTTGGAGCAACGTTTAAGCATAATAATCCACCTGACAATGAAGTCAGTAGAGTCGAAAAGTTACATCGTATGCTTAACACTAATGTGTCTTACTTAGGCAATATACAACCTATAAATCACGCAAATTACAAATGGCTGAACAGGTTGATTGAGACGACTGGCGATCTTGAGAATATTCTGATAAATATCGAAGCCAATGTAGAGAGATATAACAAGGAAATGTACGAGAATATAAGACGTACTTCTCCAGAAATCATAGCTCATATAGAAAAGTATAATAATTCGCCATCAACAATATCAACCGTTCGAGGTGGGATGCGAAGAAAGAACCGGAGGCGCGTTAAGAGAACCAACCGCGCATCCATATCTCGTAAAAAGAAAAGGAGAAAGACGCGGAGAAAGACGCGACGTGTATTGAAGCGTCGATAGAGTTATTCATATGTTCCAATTTGTAAGAATATATGAAATCTAAATTAGGATTAGGGTTGTATGCTGTCTGCATTGGGTGTGGTAGGTGATACAGATTCGTCGGTGATTATATTGGCTGCATCAGAGACACTGTTTGTTGTCTTAGCCAGCGTATCAAATGAATTGGACGAGTTATCATTTTTAGGATTATCGTCATCATTAGAGTCGTCGTTAGCTTCGTCCGCAGGGTCGTTATCATCATCCTTCTTAGCATCATCCTCATCATCATCATCATCATCAGCAGCATCAGCATCAGCATCAGCATCATCCTTCTTAGCATCAGCATCCTTCTTAGCAAGAGTCTTCTTAGCAGTATCCATTAGTTCTTTATTTCTATCATTTGTCTGCTCAAATGGATTTTGGGTTGAGTCTGAGTCGGAGTCTGAGTCGTTGAACTTATCAACTATCCTCTTTGCGAGGGAATCGAGTAGTGTATTGGTAGCATCTGTAACCTCTGCGTCGGAGTCGGATCCCGAGTCGGATCCCGAGTCAGATCCCGAGTCAGATTCCGAGTCGGAACCAGAGTCGGAGTCTTCTCCAGCATTTTTCAAAGCATCTTTCAATGCCTTTTTTGCAGCTGATAGTTCCTTCTTCTTTTCGAGAATAATTTTTTTGTTCTCATCTGACTTCAAACTTTTGTCCACCTCAGGGGAAGTGTCTTCAGCAGTGACTGTTGGGGTATCAGCATCAGTTTTTGAGGGGACACTTTTAGAATCGGAACTCGTGGAATCGATTTCTTCTTTTTCTACAGGGTTCAACTCAGTTTCATCTGTTGATGTTTTGATATCTTGAGTAGTGATGATATCATTAGTGGGAACAGTGTCGGTTACCGGGTCAGTCGTGGTGTCAGGGGTATCATCGATAGGTTGTTCCTCTTTACCTCGAGCTTTGTCCAAGCTACTCTTCATACGTGTTACAACTCCTCTGTCTTTTGTCAATGCGTCTTTGATGCCCATATTTCTCACGTTAAGAAGGCCTCCTCGCATGTTCTTACCATGTCGTCGTTTCCGTTTCATGCTGATCTTATGCAATAACTGGTCATTGACATTGTTTCTAAAGGTCTTTGCATGTCGTCTCTTCTTCGAGTTTGCCTTGGTTTTGCGATTTTTGCGCGTATGTGATTTTTGCTTAAGCAACTTCGATACTTTTCCACGGGTCAACTTCATTGATACGTTCTTGATATAATATGTACATACTTTTATTGTGTAGACTAAATGTAACGATGAAGGATACGTTTAGCGCAGTGAAAACGGGACGTTCAGGAGAGTGTTCTAAAGAGTGTGAGATTACTATTAATACACATGCATATGACGTCTCACTACGGTGGCGCAAGAACCAATATGGTGGAATTATTCAAATGAACTACAACCCAAGTCGTCCAAATGAGGTGACCTTCGCGGGTAATGCATACAAGGGTGTAGGAACGGCTACAATTGACTTTTTGAATCATGCTGGTTTCACAGTCGATAACATAGAACCCGATGCAGTAGTTCATATGGAGTTTATAAGAGATGGTTCAAACAATGCCGAGATAATACATATTCTAGTTCCGTTTGTCGCGGTGAGTGAGAAGGGAAGTTTTCCTATTACCGATGGTTCGGAACTGATTCATTCAATTACAAAGCAACTAAAAATCTACCAACCATATGTTGGCGACCCCAGTACGCAACTGAATGATATAGACGTGCGCGATTTTATTCCTGTCGATGCCGAGTACTACTATGCCGTTTCTCATAACGGAGATAAGTATATCATTTTGCGTACAGTACAAGGTATAAAATCAGAAGACAGGAACATATTATTTAATGATCTGTTCAAGATTGGATCATCTCCCAAATGGCCGACCTCCGGAGGTACAAAACTAGATATTGCAAAATATTACACCGGTTCTAGTAAAATAAAAGTGTCTAATGTATACAAAGGCGGAACACACGAAGGATTTACAGGAATGACAGGAATCACTAGTATGTTGACTCCCATAAACACCTCTACTATCTACGAAGGATTTTCATCACCTAAAGATACTGACGAAATTTACATCGACTGTCGCCCTGTTGGCGTCGATGAGGAAACCAAACCAGTTACAGTAAAGCACGAGAGAGGAAGTATGCTTAGTTCAGCTGACAAAAATAGACTGGTTACTATTCTGTTAATGTTAGTTGGTACCATAATTTTTTCTGCTCTTATCTACGGAATATTCAAAGTTCTCAACTCACAGAATTCGTCTTAATATTCCATGTCCGTGTAAATAAATACTGATGATAAATTCATATCAGTATTTATTACATATAATATTGGTTAGTTATAAATTATTATACCTCTCCCACGTTAGACGAGTTGATGCTCGTATCCAATACGGGAGCGTATGTTTCAGTAGATGGCTCACCTACCGATTTCAATGGAGCCATCTTCGAGATAACCTCCTCTTCTAGGGTTCCGCCAATATCGCCTGAAACGACTGCGTCTGTGTTGTTGTATTGAAGCATATCGTCAGCTCCTGTGCTGGGTACTCCAGTGGTCTTTGAGTTATCATCTTCGAATCGAACATTTTTGACGTGTGAATCATCTACAGATATTTTCCAGAAAGCCAAAATGGCTAAAACTCCTGTTATAGGATGAATAGATGCAAAAATGGCAATAAGAATTAGAGCCATTGCCACCTTGCCCATATTTGATTGTGCTGCATCGATAACATCGCGAGAAAGTGAGCTTTCAAATAGTATTACGAGAACAAATAAGGTGCTTACTAAAATACTTAGACCATGCTTCTTTGTGTCAACCATTTGTAAGTCCATCTGTATATTCTAGATCAAGATTATATTTACTTCTGTTCGACATGTGTAGCATTTATGTAGATTGATAAATCTATGTATTGAATATTATATTATAACGAAACAGTGTAAAGGCTGTCGTCTATATATTGTAATCAAATATATACTATATTCAGGTTATAGGTTATTATGAAATCCACCAAAGTTGTACAAAAAGAAAATAGGATGAAGGTTCCAAAAATAGTAACATCGTCGCAACAGGCAAATGCTTGTCTGGGAACCAAAGGATATTCTATTCAAAAATCTGATATATCAGATACCGAACTTGCTGATTTAAAAAAGACTTTAATTGCTAAACCACAGACTCAAGGTGGTTTTGGTCCAAATGTTCCTACACGTACTTTTCCAGTTTACCGCGAATCGGGACAACGTATCTACATGCCTCGTCATTTTGGCGAGAATAAATATGGAGTTGCATCCAAAATGCGAGTATCCCAAGGCGATGAAATGTCTGCCCCCTTTGCAGGTGAGTTGCGCACAAATCAAGTTCCTGTAGTGAATGCTTATCTTGAGCATGTTACAAAAGATCCAGTTCAAGGAGGTGGTGGTCTGCTTGAACTTCCATGCGCGTATGGGAAAACAACCTTGGCACTATATATCTGTGCGCAGTTACGCGTGAAAACCCTGGTAATTGTCCATAAAGAATTTCTCCTAAACCAGTGGATTGAGCGTATTCGTCAGTTTCTACCTACGGCTCGCGTGGGTAAAATACAGGGATCTACCGTGGATATCGAGAACAAGGACATTGTGATCGGGATGCTACAGTCTCTATCTATGAAGGAGTATCCCGAAGGTACTTTTTCATCGTTTGGGCTGATGGTGATCGATGAGGTGCATCACATATCAAGTGAGGTATTTTCATGTGCCTTATTCAAAGTCGTGACTAAATATACAATGGGATTGTCAGCCACAATGAACCGTAAAGATGGAACTACTAAAGTGTTTAAAATGTTTCTTGGCGACGTTGTGTATAAAGGCGAACGCGACGAAGAACATGATGTGATAGTGCGAGCAATTCAGTACAAGAATCCGGATACAGATTTCAGTCGTATAGAAACCGATTATATGGGTAAAGTCAAGTACAGCACAATGATTGTAAAGTTATGCGATTTTGCACCGCGTTCTGAGTTTATATTACGTGTCTTGAGCGATATGGTTGCAGAGAACTCTGAACAACAGATTATGATTTTAGCACATAATAAATCAGTATTGAAATATTTACACGATGCTATTCGTGATCGTGAGATTGCAAGCGTTGGGTACTATGTTGGAGGCATGAAAGAGGCCGCACTAAAAGAGAGTGAAGGAAAGAAGGTTATCATCGCCACGTACAGTATGGCATCAGAGGCACTTGATATCAAGACATTGACCACTTTGATCATGGCGACTCCCAAGACCGATATTGAACAGGCAGTAGGTCGTATTCTTCGTCAGAAGCACACATCGCCAGTAGTAGTAGATATTATTGATAGTCATGAGGTGTTTGTTCGTCAATGGTACAAGCGTTGTGCATTCTACAAGAAGAATGGATATACGATTGCTCAGACTTCGTTCGATGCATATACACCTGATGTGTCACAGTGGACAAATAAACGAACTCCGGTAAAGTCGAAGTCGAAGGCGTGTGCGAGTACGGGTGCGCCGCGTAGCGCAGGTGCAAAAGCGAACACTCATGAATCGGTGATTGCCCTATTAAATCGAAATGGCCTAGGCGGTGTAAATACGTCTGTGGATTTGGATATGGAGCTGGAGCCTGGAAAAATCGGTTCCGAAGATACGATATTCTCACAGTGTTTTATTTCTCTGAAGAAATGAGTTTATTTGTAGCGTAATGTAATGGTTATCGCGACCACAACTGGTCGCGATAACATAATGATGATGATAATATAGTGGGATACTGTTTAGATAAAAGAACCATTGGCTTTCATATCGGACATGTCGTAAAAAGAATGTCCCGCGCTTGGAGAAATTGGCGCATGTGTTGCCATATTGAGATCAGCGGGACTGAGTTCTTGACCACCTAATTGATAAGAAATAGTGCTACCTCCTCTCTGAGAGTGTGTGCGTCTTCTTTTTTTTCCCTTCTGTCCCTTTTTCCCTTTCGTTTTTTTACCAGCCTTTGACTTTTTGCCAGCCCTTGTCTTTTTACCCGCTCTTCTCTTTTTACGCGTGGATAATAAACTAGTAGTCATTCTCTTCAACGTGTTGATGCCCTTAGACAGCCTTGCTAGATCAGCCTTAGACATGATGTCGTATATATCATATACGATTATTATTTTTTATTGTAGTGTTGTTCATTTTTTCTCAGTGTCGCGTCCCACGTCATGAACATCACTCGCATTTACAGTTTGGCGCCCGCGTTCTGCAATCTTATATGGCTCCCATTTATTGATTCTGTGCAGGTATCGACAAAGCAGTCGGTATGTCTTGTCAATATGTACATATTTGTCCTCTGCAACGTTTTCGAAATCATCCTCGTTATCACTTTCCTCTAAAAGGTCTAGGTTTCTGTTTTCTTTGATGTTCCTAAATAATTTGTTCATAAACTTGCTTGTTTCATAACTTTGGACTGCAGCAAGTCCGTGATAACCATCATTTGTGCTAATATGATATATATCGTTTTGAATATCAGGTGTCACCGAGAATACTGCATCTGGAACACGAATCCTTCCGTTGCGTATGGCTCGATAGTCAATGTATTTGACTTGTGACACTTTTTCTTTTGCGATAGTCTGATCAGCGGGAGATATCATTATATTGGATATGGATACATTCACTACTGAGTTATCTCTACGATTAGTATAGAGATACTGTGCATACGCTACAGGGTATGGTGTAGAACGAATATGAGTGATCAGCTCGTCATGAGGTGTATCTCCTGATATCATCATTGGAAGTCCGATAACAACCTGATCTGGGAAATAACTAATCTGTTGTATTTCATTGCGAAATATGGAGTCAATCAATCGCAACTTATCTAGGTAATTTGTTTTGGTGCATGAGTCTCCTTTGTATGAGAATACATTATGTATTGCGACTGTTTTTAATGCCGCTATACGTGATAATGTTCCCATTAAAACGGTTCCACTGCCATAAGCTAAACTGCTATGGAAACAAGTTTTTATAGGGTATCGTTTTCCCATGTGATTTGAATCACTTAGTTCTATGAGAACACATCTATTCATGGATTCGGTGTTTTCTGCTCCAATTGTTAGTGCGGAGGAAGTGCTAGTGAACCACAAAAGACATCTCTGTCCCTCTGGAATTGCAGCAACGATATCTGCTTGATAAACATGTTGATGTCCCTGGGTCTCTTTGAGGAAATGAACATGTGGAAGGCCTGTCAATATGGGATGGTCTTCGCGTTTGCATAAAAGATTTTCTGAGCGCACGCGTGTGTTTTTCTGATTGTGATGTGTCTGTTGTTGTTGTCGCATTTGTTGTCTCTGTCTCTGAAACTGTTGAGTTTTCTGTGGTCGGTCTCCCCGGTTATGCTGTCGTGATGTATCTGGACGGTTCATGATTATGCTCGGTAGTTATATATAGTTTCCAACACATATCTAAATCAATTTCAACCTAACAAATATGTATGTATGTTAGATTTACGTGATATTATTCATATATACCTTTAATTCTTCCTGCATGGATTCAGTATCTAGTGCCTCATTAACCTCAGATATAGAGCTTTTGTATGTGTGAGGTATAAGATTTGATGGTTCGATCGGAGAATCAGAAGAGGGTATCATGTTTGATATCTCTCCATTTTGAATAACTCGCGCCATCTCCTCATACATTCTCTTTGATTCTCGAAGCGCACTATTTGTCGTATATTCGCTACTATTAGAAAGAGCCGTTTCAGATTTCGTCATATAATATCCCCATATAAGGTGTGCAACATAAATCAACAATAATGAGACAATCGCTATCTTTATCACAGTAAAAAAACCCATTAAGTAGTTATATTTTAGCGTATTATAGATAGTAAAATATTAACTTCTTGCTCGAATAACTTATTGTCTACAGTCTTTTCTTGTGTAAAAAAATATATGTCTGTTGGTGTAAACTGATAGTATTTGTCCTCAATATGTTGAGTAGTTACTGATCCAATAATATTAGTGGTCTTACTATATGTTCCTTCAATAATCAGATGCATTCCAGATCGCTTTCCCACGCAAAAATGCAACATATCCTTCCGAATGCGAATATGATCGTATGGAACTTGTGAATCCACTTCTTTTTCTATAAAATGACTATCGTCCACTGTAAATCCTCCCTCAAGTACCTTTTCCGGGACATCTACTGGAAATAACCTAAATATGCGACTACCTCGCATTGTATAAATTCCCTCATCCGAGTAAATCATGTCCTTGGTCGTTTTTTTCACGTAATAGGAATCGAGATCTACCCATTTGTGTACAATTTTGGACGGGTGAAAATCTGTGATATATATCTTTGGCATTACAATATTACTTGTAAAAGCATCTAAACCGTTTGGTGTATAAGAGAGTATACTATGACGTCAAACATTGGTGTATTGATTATTGAACGGGCTGGAACATTGAAGACATTGTGTGTAAAAACCTATAACGAATCTGAATTATACAAAAGGTGCGGATTCAAGGCTGATAATAATTTTCAAAAACAGTGCGATTGGCGTATTATTAAAGGCGATAAAACATATACTGTTTCTGCGTACGGAAAAGGCGTTGGGCGCATAGGATTTGAAAACAACTATAAGTTTCATTCACCTCTGAACAACACCCCCCTTTTTGGGAATTGTGTATTGGTTTTACATGTAGAAGAAACTGGACATCCAGAGACAAATATAGTTATGTCATTAGACCTTGATTTTTGGACGAATATAACCACTACAATAACAAATAGAATATCTGATGTTAATATTAGATCTTATATCAATGGTAATGTTCCCGATCCCGAAGAAGAATATGTTGCACCCTTAGAGAATAGCTTACCTTCTGATGAACCAGAAGATATAGCGAACAATATATCTACAATTGCGTCAGAATCAGATGTTGATAGTGATACGTCTGAACTCGTCGAAGAAGATTATCTTTCTGAATGACTGAACGACATGTAATGACAGAATTGAATGCATATAAACACAATGTAATCATATATACCAACTATCAATATGAAGATTGACAATCCCACACAGTTTCGAGCCAATATGCGCAACCGAATTAATAACTATATTGATAACAACTCGAAGAGTTCAAACTTAGAAATCGGTGTATACAATCATGCTCTTAAGGAAGCGTGTGGTCGCAAAGTGATTCGTAAATGGGACAACGAACATTTTGTACAGCTGTATATTGACAGATTGCGCACCGTATATTCAAACCTACAAAATCCTACAATTCTTAACCAGATACAGGATAATATTATCACTGCGCAATCATTTGCATCAATGAGTCACCATGAGATGCTTCCAGCTAAGTGGGACGCGCTTATTCAGAAGAAGATTGTCCGCGACAAGACAAAGTATGATACTCAAATCGAAGCGGCAACCGATACATTTACTTGTAGAAAATGCAAATCGAAGAAATGTACTTACTATCAAATGCAGACGCGTTCGGCGGATGAGCCGATGACGACTTTTGTGAGTTGCATTGATTGTGGATCGCGATGGAAGTGTTAAAATATATACTACATTATCATATTATCATATTATTATATTATTATATAGTATAACTTGGGACATGGTTCGATCCACCAGATCAATAAACTACCTGGACACAGCGGCGTCTCGCAGAACTACTCGCGTTGATCAGGTAATTGACAAAGTTGATAATCTATTAAAAACAAATATGGTTAACTCTCATAATGCCTTTTCTATTGACAATGTCAATACACTCAATAATGCATATTTAAGATGTATCAATAAGTTGAACTTTACAGTAAATCTTATAAATGAAAAGAAAAATGAAGTTATTCAAGCAAAAGAATATGCATCAGTATTAAGACCTATTTTTGAAAATAAATACACTGATAACGCTATAAGCATTGATGGGTATGTCGGTATAGCAACCATCGAACCAGTAAGCTCGGCTTTAAATAAACTGTACAAGACATATTTTCATGAACCTGAAGTGAGCAGAGACAACAAAACTCAGTGGGATGATAAACTATTAAATGATCAACGTTATAAAGTTGGTGCTGATATATACGATGAAACTAAAACATTAAGGAAACGCCACTCTACCCAATCCAAGTTTTATCTAATTAATTGGTATAAATGGAAACACAGTGTTAAGGTTTCTTTTAGCATTTGTATTCCAGATATTTTAAATCCTACAGGTCCATGGATACGCATTTTATCCGGTGTTAATATTACTCCATATTTTCCTCGCATTACCTCTATCGAGTTGGTTCCACAATCGTATCAATTATATCTAGGGAAATTACGAGACGTTTTTAATAATTACGTAAATGTTGATTACGACGCTTCGTTAGGTACCATTTATCAGTTTGGTTCAAACAATGGTTTTAATCAACTCAAAGTAGTTTCTTCTCAAGACTATCCGATGTGGGATGGTGGGTTCATTGTCAATGCGTACATTCCTGGGTCCAATATTAATATGCCTAATATTGTGTATCAAATTAATGATCAACTTAATCGTCAATATACAGGTATGTCAGCTGGCGAAATTGTAATTGTCTCATATGATATTGGTCATGTTTATTATAGCGGAGTTGTTAAAATGCTACAAGTTGACGGTTATGATGGTCTATGCTATCAAATTCAACCTATGAACATTAATGAGTCATTCCCTACTTCTATTACAATGGTAGGAGATGTCGATATTCAAGGTAACTTGAATGTTTTGAATTATAATGATGAAAAGGTTATTAGTAGTGACAATACCAGAAAAGTAGTGTCATTTCATGACAAGGTTGGTATCAACCAACAACCGTATGAAGTGAATGGTTTATTAGATATTGACAACTTGACACAACAGGGTGTGCTGGATTTGTTTGATACCTTTGTCCCTTATGTTGTTAATAGTAGTGATGTTATTAAAACAATTAGTGCAGCAAACGCATCTTTACCATCAGGAAGTTCTATTGAACAGGCTGGCGGTGCTATTAAACAGTTGTTTTCTCAAGGATACCCATTATTTGATTATAAAGAACAATGCACTATATTTGCGGTACCTATTAAATCTATTATATCTAGGTCAGAGGTTCTCATAATTCATACTGATGATACTGTCGTGGGTGATGGTGCTGATGGGTTGACGGCTAGTGGTCGCGCAGCATCTATTATTACTAGTGAGAGTTCTCTTAGTCGATTACAACAAGTTGTAAAAGAAATTAATCAAATGGCTCCTGAGATCATGAAAGCCAACGATCCTTCTTTTATATTTTCTTTTGTTGAGTTGCTTACTTCTCTAGATACACAATCGTATATGACATCATCGAGCGTAATTATATATAATGGTTTGGCTATATTTGCTATGACGTATTTAGATGTCACTAGTACTATGAATGATAATTCCACTGGAAAACCGTTTATAAAGATTATGGATTATGTTAGTCGTGAAACACGATTCGTTAATTACATTAGTCTATTGTTTAAAGATACTGATTTGATGGATGCTGATGGTAATTATAGCGTAGATGGTGATGGTAATGCAAATATTCAAACCTATATCAGAAATAATCCATATTTTTCAAATAGATTTGATTTACTTCCAGAAAGTTATTTATTTTCCTTTAACGAAGATAAAAATAGCAAATATATAATCATGGAAGGAGCACCTCAATGGAACAATAAAATGCCTTATGATGTTTGGTCTGGTGATAATAATGTACAGATAGTTATTGATCTTATATTAGAACAAAGAAAAATTCTTTATAATGATCGCAAAAACTCTGTTTTTTCTGTTAATTATAGATGGCGTGGTGGTAGAAAAATATCGTTTATAAATACTATAAATATTGGAAATACTACTGTTTGGCTTGGTTCCGGGTTTGATTTGAACTCAATGTTGGAAGAAAGTTTGGTTGTTAGAGGTGATAATACTCTCACTGGTAATTTTTATGTTAATGACGCTAATAATAATAATATATTTAAGGTTGATAATGTCAATAAGACCATTACAAATACGTATAAAGTGGGTATTGGTATAGAGAAGCCTAGATCGGTATTAGATGTTAAAGATACTACTGTACATGATATTTTATCTGAACTAGACGCTGGAATGAAGGAATATAATATACTTAATAAAATAGCCAACACTTTGCGAACGACAGCAGCAATCACGCCTTTTAATGATTCAACTGATTTTAAAACGATTATAGATAATGTATATCAAGAATTATCTATTGAACAAACTATTGAGAATTACGCTCGTTTGTATGAAGTAAATATGGAAACTATGTTAGTCGATGATATTAAAGTTATGAGACAATGGTTATATCCCGAATGGGACGGTAAGAAGCTTGGAGAATTAGATTATGATGTCAATCAGTTTGGCCTTAAGGTAGCGAAACAGACATTTACAAGGATATTAAACAACGACTCGATATATGATACCGGGTTAAGTCTTTCTATGCAATCATATGTATTTGGGTGGAGGTTTGTTCGAACATTAATGCTGGAAATTAATGAAAAGATGTATTTCCTACTATTGTCGACAAACATTCAAAGTTATGGATTACGTCCTGATTCTAACACAAACATTACTAAAAGTTTGACTAATGGTCTTCGTGGTAATATGATGACTAATCGTATTTATTGTCTAATGAATAACATAACTCCTGCCAACAATATAGAAAGTGTTAATGAACTGGTGAGATTAAATCATGAAAATGATGATATAAAACTATCCAGTTTCATTTTAACAGTTGGTACAAATAGTATCAACGCAATAAATAAGCAGGACATTACGTTAGATTATGACACTCTAACAACGAATATAGGCACTAACATCAATATAACTGATTTTAACGAGTATAACGATGTTGTAAAATACAAAAATTTCTGGGTTCAGATTAATAATAAGAAATATTATGACAATATGTCCATTAATGATTTCAATCTTGTTACTTATGAAGACTTATATTCTGATTATCTATCTGGGATTAAATGTATTGGGATATCTGGTAGCACACTTACGTTTTTATGTAATGAACTACGTATTCAAGACATTATAATACCATCTCTGTCAGTTGAAGGTGATACAAAAATAACTGGTGATCTACTAATCGCTAAAAAATCTAGTCAGGAAAACTATGTATGTATTGATCCAGACAACAATTTTATGGGAATTGGTACAGATGAACGATTTATTAATTATTCAGATGCGGTTTATACTACTACAGATAGTGCTTATGCTGGCAGACATAATGTCTCCGTTCTCCGTGAATCATACCCTGTTGCGGTAGGTGATCGTATTCAAGAAAATGCTAATATTGTTAATAAGGATACAAATATATCTGATATAAATACAGACGAACTTACATATTTTAGTACGTATAGTGCGTATACAATAAAACGCACAAGTAGGTTATATACGTTTGATGAGATGGCAAATTATGCTGAAGAATTCAATAAAAGAGCGGTTTCACCTAGCGATAAAGTCACCAAGTTGCGTTATGGTCCTGATATATCATTTGAAGTAAGGGATAAAAATGATCGTACAGTAGAGCTTGGTCAAGTACATATGAGCATTGACAGAATAGATAGTAACGGCTCACTTAGAGGAGGGTTTGGTGTTCAAGTAAGTGACCCCGACCCCGGCGGAACAATAGAGTTTGAGTTCGCTCGACGTAATTTAATGTATGTGGACAATGATAGTCAATTATTGTACAGAAAATTAATTTGAACGGGGGTGTATTGACAACGGATGATGGTACTAATTTATTTTGGAACGGCAAAAAAGTTTTAACCGAAGACTAAAATGGAGATGTTAGTTGAATAAAGAATAAAATAATATAGTATAGTATAGTAGATGGTGTGCAAAATAAGCTGTTCTATTTCTCTTGTTTTCCTGATAGGAATGGTTTACATGACTACCGCAATGTCAGACAATGAAACGATGCGCAAATACAAACAACAGATCCCTGACAAGTTCAAGGCATTATACCAAGACATTGTAGAAGAGCGTAGATGTATCTATTATACTGGTTATGGAATAGGGATCTTTGTAGCGATGCTATTTATCCTATTCAATAATATGGTGTTAGACAAATCTTTTTCTACTACATCGATGGTGTGCATAACAACATCGACTGCGTTTATTGTTAATTATTTCTACTATGTTCTTACTCCGAAGACAAACTACATGTTAGATCATCTCGAAACACCTCAACAAACACGTGCATGGTTAAAGATGTATAAAATGATGCAATTCCACTATCATATGGGACTGGTTGTTGGAATCATTGCTATCGCTATTTTGTCTTATGCATGGTGCAAGTAATAAAACTATTATCTAGATGATATATTCTTATACGTAATACAATATATCAACTAACCTACTTTTTGTGTAATATCATTTTTTGAACAATCTTTCCAGTGTGTTTATTTTTGGCAAGCATAGTAGTTCCTTCAAATGAGTGTATGTAGTCGTTCTCAAATGTAATGGGTGTTTCTTTTGCAGACTTCTTCATAGCATCAGCGCACATTTGACAACACGTCCAAAGTTCGTATTCTTTTCCCTTGTAACTAATCACATTCATCTCGTTCGTTGCGCGGTAGTGTCCATGCTCGTCTAACGGCATATGGGGACAACAGGAAGTCCAACCGTGGCTAGATTTGGGCGCCTTTTCGGAACATTTTTGACCTCGGGTATTTTTAGAAATAGTTGGCTCTGCAACACGCTTTCTTGTTTTCTTGCTCGAATTACCGCCTTTCTGCTTCTTTGTCTTGGATGTCTTGGAATAACATTTCTCGAATGCGTAATGTGCAAAATCGTCTGCAAGTTGCTTCTTATATCTTTTATGGTTCTCTTTCTTTAATTTATACATAATGGAATGAAGCTTATCGTGAGGAATGAGTTCGCCGCGTATCATTTTTGGATACATATCTCCAGCCTGAACCTGTTTCAAACTTAGTTTGCCATTTGCAATCATCATACCTAAATATAACGTCGCGTAATTTGCACCGATCCCGCCACAACGCGCTGTTAACAACTTTTTTAGACCATCGTACGCAATGGAACCACTAACCTTCAGAACATCACAAAACTTGTCGTCGGGAACGTAAAACTTTACACTACTATAGAAATAATCATGATGCGGTCGAGGCACACAATGTTTCACATCTTCATCACGAAGAAGATGCTCACTAAAAAGACCC